ATGAACCTACGTTAGACTTTATCATGGGTAATCATGAAGAAAGACTAAACAAGTTAGTTAATACTAATCCTCACTTAGTTGGTATGGTTGATTTAAACGGTATGATTGAAGATTTAGGATGGACGGTACATAAGTTCCTACATCCACTATGGATTGGTGAGACTTGTTTTAATCACTATATGCCTAACCCTATGAGTGGTAAGCCTGTAGGTGGTGGTGTAGAGAATAAGATTAATAAGTTCCCTCATTCATTTGTACACGGTCATCAACAACAGTTTCAGTTTGGTAGAAGACAGAACCTAATGGGTAAGCCACACTATGGTGCTTGTGCTGGTTCTTTCTATATGCACGATGAAGGTTACAGAGGACAAGATAACACAGAGATACGAGGGTTCTTACATCTTAAACAGTTTACTAATCGTTATGATTACCTAGACCACGATGTAGAGTTTGTATCACTTGAAAGATTACTAGGAGCATATTAGGCAATAGTTGGTTGTATTATAGGATAAACTACGAACAGTGGTGACAGCTCATATCTTTTAAGATGAGACTATATACATAACTGGAGCTTGCTCACCACACCAAATTACTAATAAGGAGAAAGAAGATGATTGAATGGAAAGATGCAAACCCAGCTAAGGTTCCTGCTACAAAGACACCTGTTAAGAAAAAGAATGATAAGTAGTTGATTTTACTAGACAAATTGTATTATAATGCACTAACTGTTGCCTCTTCGAGATAACTCAGTGATTTATAACTGGAGAGAACATGACATATAGAGAAATAATCAATAGCGTACTAAGACGGTTAAGAGAGGATACTATTCCTGCTGACTGGTCTGGTGACCTATATGATTCTAATACAGTAACTGATTACCAGAAGCTTATAGGTGAGTTAGTTAATGATTCAAAGAAGAACGTAGAATCTTATCACGATTGGCAGGCTCTTAGAGAGTCTTTCAATATCAAAACTAAAGCAGGTAATATGCAGTACACACTAGGTGATGCTGCTAGAGGTGCTGGTGTTACATTTAAAGTGTTAGATGTTATATGTCAAAACACAGGACAAGTCTTAGAACAAGTATCTAATCCTTGGATGAATGAACAAGTCTTCCCTGTCTCTGCTATCCAATCAGGTAAACCTACTAAGTATGCCTTCAATGGTATCTCACAAGCTAGTGCTACAAGAGAGCCTGACTTTAATGTAGATTTATATCCTGTTCCTGATAGTGTTGAAACTATCTCTTTCAATGTTGTAGGCGCTCAAGTAGAACTTAAGGCAGCCTCACAAGTATTAAGAACTCCTACACAACCTGTTATCTTAGGTGCGTGGGCTAGAGCTGTAGCTGAAAGAGGTGAAGATGGTGGTACTATTTCAAGCGCTATAGCTGCTGAAGCTAGAGATTCTTTAGTAATGGCTGTACAGATAGACGGTAGTAACATGGAGTATGAGAGAGACTGGTATGTCAACTGAATCTAAGACAATACAAGCTATACCTTTAGATACTATTGGTATTAATGGATTAGATACACAATCTAATGCTACCGCTTTAGGTCCTAATTGGTTTACTAAAGCTGACAATATTGTATATACAGAAGGTGGTAAAGTTACTTTCCGTAAAGGTCTAAAGCAGAAGTCACTTAATGGTGGTGCTAAGATTGGTGCAATGGTAGAACATTATGATGGTACTAATACTAAACTCTTTGGTTCTGTTATTGGTAATATCTATGAATTAGACTTAACTGATAAAGATGATGTCTTTACTAATGTCTTTGCTACTGGTGCTTCTACTTCAGACTGGCAGTTCCAGAACTTCAATAATGAACTAATGGCTTTCCAAGGTGGAGCAGATGCTTTACATTATCATTCAGGAACGTGGACATTATTAAAGAATGATTCTGGCTATACTGCACCTACAGGAGTAACTACATTTGACCCTTCGTGTGGTCTAGGTTACTATGGTAGAGTATGGGCTGGTGGAATCTCTGAAGAGAATGATGTACTTTATTACTCTGACTTATTAGATGCACACAAGTGGTCTTCAGGTGATTCTGGTTATATTGATTTAAAGACAGTATGGGGTAGAGATGAGATTGTAGCTATACACGCCTTTGCTGGTAAGTTAGCTATCTTTGGTAAAGAGAACATTGTTTTATATGATGGTGCTAATGATATCACTAACCTAGCTTTAGATGAAGTTATTAGAGGGATTGGTTGTGTATCTAGAGATTCTATTCAAGCTATTGCTGATGACCTTTACTTCTTATCTGATACAGGTGTTAGGTCTTTATATAGAACAGCACAATTAGATAAGCTGCCTTTGACTGAGAAGTCACCTGCTATTAAGGATGAGTTAATTGCTAACATTAAATCTTCTACTAATGTGAAGTCCTCTTATATGTTAGATGAAGGACTATACATACTTTCTTTTGTAGATAATAATGTTACATACGTATTTGATATTCACTTCAATACAGAAAGGAAGACACCTCGTATTACTAAGTGGTCGTTTGCTCAAGATAGACATCCAGCTAGTTTAGTTTACTCAGCTGCTTATGGTTTATTAGTAGGGCAGCAAGCAGGAAGAATAGCTACTTATGAAGGTTACTGGGATGTAGATTACTCAGGTTCATCTGTTTATACTTATAATCCTTATACCAGTAGTATCTCAACTGTATGGATTGACTTAGGACAGGGTGTACTTGCTTCTATTCTAAAGAGATTAGTTATGGTTGTATCAGGTGGTCAAGGTACAGACGTAGGTATTAGACTATACAAGGACTTTGAACAAGTTCCTAAGTTATCACCTACCTTTAAACTAAATCCTGCTCTATCAGGACTTCCTCATCTTTGGGGAGCTTCTGCTTCTTTGTTTGGTGCAGCTAAGTATGCTCCTATACACGGACTAAAAGAACATTCAATACCTCTAGCAGGTAATGCTAAGTATTTAAGATTAGAAATGGATGCTGTGACAAGTGGCTATAAAGCCTCACTACAATCATTATCATTATTATTTAAACAAGGTAAAACATTATGAGTAACTACACAATAGCAGTAGGCTGGTCAGGAAAAGACGCACTACTTGATACAGACCCAGGCAAGGTAATCTCAGGTACTGATTTTAATACAGAGTTCACAGCTGTAAGAACATCTCTTAACTCAAAGGCTGATGCTAATGGCTCATCTTCTGAGAACTTTACTTGTAATGCCTTAACAGCCACTACAGCTACAGTTGGTGGTGAGGTTGTAGCTACTCTAGATACTCCACAAACGTACACTAAGGCGCATACTACGACCTCTGAGGCTATTACTTTATCTTCAGACCAGACAGCTAACCTTCTTAACTCTAATTTATTCATTGTTTCAGTACAAGGTAATCATCAACTAGATGTTTCCAATATGACTTCAGGTGTAGAGGCTACTTTCTTAGTAAAGAATACAGGTGCTTATGATATTACTTTCTCTGGAGACTTTAGTTTTGTAGGTGGTAATAATCCTACTGTTACTTCAGGTAATAGTAAGGTTGATTTAATTAGATGTGTATCAGATGGTACAGCGATGTACTGTAATATTACACAGAACTTAACTTAAGAGGTTATTATGGGATTCTTTACAAATGATTGGAGCCTAGCTAATGCTTCTAACAGTCCGTCTGTAGGAAAGACACAAGCTTTTAGACCAGGAGCGGGTTCATTATCATCAAGTATGAATCTTAATCCTAGTCAACAACAATTTGGTAATTTCCCTAATCAGTCTAATACTCAACAACAGACTAATTGGGGCGCTCCTTCTAACTTTAATACACAGCAAGGCTTTACTGCTACGTCTTCTAATCAGAACATTCAGAATCCCTTTGCTGCTAATGTTCCTTGGTGGCAACAAGGTTATGCTACGGTACAACCTTATCAGCCACAACAGCAACAACAGCAACCACAAGCTTCTCAAGCTATTGATGGTGGTAATAGTGATTGGCAAGACAATACACCAACTTCTGAGTTTAATCCAGAAGCTTTTGGTAATATGTTTGGAGATATTGATTGGGGTAGTATGGCTCTAGGTATGATTAACCCTGGTTTAGGTTTAGCTAGTAGTCTATATAACAGTTATGGACAAGAGCAACCAGGGCAGTCTGGTATGTTTGGTGATTTAGGTTCTTATTTAAATAACCTATTTGGTAATGAGCCTGTTGACTTAAATCAGCAGTCTCAAACTAATAATGGTTATTATGATAATGCTTCTGAAAGTGTAGCTCCTAATAGTAATACAAATGTAGGTTCTTATAACTATGATACTTATGAAGGTATTGGTGTAGGTGGCTCAGATGTAGGAGTAGAAGACCCTAATAGCTCAGGTGGTTATGATGCTAGTAATGATGGTGGTAATGATTTTAGTGGTGGTACAGATTCAACAGGAGCTACAGCTGACGATTATAGTAGTTATGATAGTCCTGATGATTCGTCAGGTCCTTCAGACAGTGGTTGGGGTTGGTAATATGATATTAATTAAGGAGAAAGTATAATGAGTTGGGGTGCAATAATAGGTGCAGGTCTTAGTTTCATAGGCGCTAAGAAACAATCAAAGGCTACTACAGCAGCGGCTGCTAAGAACGCAGAGACGATGAAGGAAGCAGCAATACCTAAGAGTGTTTATGACTCTATGGGTTCTGCTGTTTATAATCCTGCTACAGGACAGTATGAAATGAAACTGTCTCCTGACCAACAGGGTTTATTTAATAACTATCAACAAGATATCTATAGACAGCGACAGTTTGCTGAGCCTCTAATGAGAGACCCAGAAGCGGCAGCTCAACGTAGATACTCTACAGACTTAGAATCATTGAAGCTAGGTGAGAACTCAGCTGTTCAAGCTGGTCTTAGAAAAGGACAAGCTAGAGGTTTAGGTGCTGGTTCTACATTAGGTATTGGTGCTTTAGGTGAGATTGATAGAGCTAACTTAGCTAATAGGTCTGCTTTACTTAACTCATCTAGAACAGGTGTACAGTCTGATATTACTAATTACTTGAATAGGTCAGAGGCTGCTAGAAAAGGTATGTTCTCTGTAGGTCAAGCACCTCAGCAACTTGCTAATATTGGTCAGGGTTTAGCTACTACAGCTACTGATGCAGCTAGGTATGGAAGCGCTCCATACTTAGAAGCTCAAACAAATGCAGCTTCAGCATCAGCTCAGCCTTTCTATCAGTTAGGTGGTTACTTCAACGGTTTAAATAAGAAAAGGGTATAACAATGGGATTATTTACTAACAAACAACCTCAAGTAATGACAGCAGCCCAAGGTATGGCACAAGCTGGTTCATTCTTAGGTAAGGCTTTAGACCCTTTGGTTGAACAAGCGGGTTATCAGTCACAAGAGAATCAGGTTATAGAGATTATGAAAGGTGTTGATGTAGAAGACATTGATTCTTTCAACTCTGCTTATAAAGAGATACTAGGTATTGACCCTGAAGCTGCGGCTGAGTTCAAAGCTCAAGTCTTTCCAATGATTAAGACTACTCAAGAGCTTAGGAAAGGACAGAACAAACCTCTAATTGCACAACGCTGGAAGCTAGAGGGAAGACCTAACTTTATTCAAACCTTTGCTTCAACTAGATTAGCTGGTATAGAAGGTTATGATAACTTAATAGCTAAGATGGAATCTAATCCTAAAGAAGCTGAGTATGATATTAATCATTTCTTAAACTCTATGGAGAAAGGTGCTGATAAAACAACTCTTAAAGCAGAATATAAGAAACAACTGAAAGAAGCTAAGACTGCTTATTCAGACTTCTGGGGTAATAAGAAGGACTTAAATAGTGGTGATAAGAAAGCAGTAGCAGAAGAAGTTACTCAAGATAATACTCTTAATGAAACACAGCCTACTGGTACTCAGGCAGGTACTGGATACTTTACACCTAATCCTGAGAACTCTCAGCTTATGCAGGGTGTTAATAAGATTGGTTCTAAAGTAGAGTTATGGAATGAGTTACGTATGGTAAGAGATTCAATACAGAACTTAACACCTGAATTTCTAATGACTGATAAAGAACTAGACTTAGAACATAAGACAGATATTATCAATGATTGGATAAATGAGGGTGTTGCTACTGACCACTTTGTTACAGCAGGTCCTAAAGCGTTCGCTCAGTTTAGAGCTAATCCTGTACAATACTACGAAACAGTAATCAAGAAGGCTTCTAAATAATGTTTAATCCTGCTGAGTTTCACTACGACCCTAAGATATTAGCTGCACGTCAAGCAACTCTTGATGCTGCTAAAGGTAATGAGTTAGATTTCGGTGAGGGTTTCTCAGGAGGTCAGGACTTATCTAAAGAAGTAGGAAGACAAGCTTGGGCTACCAGTGGTCTTTCAGGTCAGTTACTTGAAGAGTTATACTCAAGTGATAAACAAATCGCTTGGTTTGTACAACGTCACGGTGTTGATGTAGTAGGTGCTGATATTAATAGGATTCAAGCTCAATTAGATGCTATTAAAGAAGAAGCTAAGCTTAGAGAGTTAACACCTGCTGAACTAGATAATGCTAGAGAGCTTGTTACACTACGTAAAGATGTTATAGACGGTCTTACGTATGCTAAGAAGGAAGCTGGTGGTGACTTAGATGCTAGTATTTATAAAGATGGTAAGTCATTCAATGAGAAATGGGGCTTGTCAGGGGCAGAAGATGCTGGTGTTGGTATGTTTCTTAAGGTTCTTAAAGAGAACCCTAGCTACACGGCTGGTGCTGTTGTAGGTGAATTAGTTAAAGACTTACCTCTAACCGCCGCTACTGTATTTGGTTTATCTAAAGTTAGTAGTTTATCTAATGCTGTACTTAAAGTTAATAGACGTTTAGCTGCTATCAAATCTAAAGTTGGTAGAAGAGCTGCTCAGTTAGGTACAGGTATTACAATAGGTGGAGTAGCAGGTGGTGGTTATGAAGCTGCTTATTCTGCTCTAGATGAAGGTTCAGTTAAAACAGATGATGTCTGGTTAGGTACTCAGTTTGGTGGTATGTTTGGTGTACTTGGTGGCTTAGGTATTATGCATCAAGGTTCTAAGATTAGAAAAGGTGATTCTTTAGTTAAAGAAAGAATAGCTTCTGAAGCAGCTGCGGCTGCTGAAGGTAGTATAGGTAAAGCAACTAAAGCTACAGACGCTCGTCCTCCTACATTAAAGGTAGCAACCGCTTTAGATAATGACCAAGATAGAATCTCAGCTCAAGCTAAAGATATAACTATACTACCAGATTACAAACAAGTAGTAAAACCTATGCCTGAGGGTGATAATGCTGTCATTAGAACATCTATTGATGATACTACTGGTGATATCATTACTCACATTAATAAACATAAAGTAGAGCAACAGCGTATAGAGGCTTTAGAAGCTTTAGAGAAGCAACTAGAGCTAGGTCCTGCACCTGAAGATGTTACATTCCGTAACTTAGCTGCCCTTAGGAATAAAGAAGCTTATTTAGCAATAACTAAAGCCCAGAGTAAAGCCCGTGGTAAGTTTATGCTTGATAAGAAGAATGGTAAACAACTACCTGACGACTGGGAAGCTGATATCTTAGCATTAACTAAGTCTGAGTTAGATAAATACGATGCTAAATACAAAGCTGATATTGAAGCTAGACGTAGAGAGAACAAACTACAGCAAGAGACAGATGAGTTAAACTCCCCTGAGGGTGAAGAAGCCTTGATTATTGGTGCTAAGATAGAAGCTAGAAAGAATCTAGAGTCTGAGATTAAACGACTTACCAGTTATAAGACATTAACTCAACAAGATAAAACTAAACTAATTGAATTAGAAGCTGAGCTTAGAGCTTTAAATGAATCTGAGAGTGTTAATATTAAACCTCTAGGTACATTTGGACAATGGATTGAGAACAATCCTAAGTTAGCTATTGCTGCAGGTGCTGTTGCAGGAGCTACTATACTTCCTGGTGAGACTACTGATAATATCTATGGTGCTGTAGCTGGAGCAGGTATTGGTCTTGCTGGTCCTAAAGCTTATAAAGCTATTACTAGAGCTGACTTCAATCAAGCTGCTTGGAGAGCTAAAGCTGCTATTCAGAAAGGTATTGAGATGTCTGGTAAAGATATGAAGATACTTGAGATGAAGATGCAATCAGTAACTGAAGCTATAGCTAAGAGATATGGTAATGATGTTAAAGGTGGTGAAAGGTTCATTAACTATATAGAGTCAGAAGGTAATAAAGATGCTAATGGTAGAGCTATACTATCACCAGATGAGATAGAACTAGGAAAAGAAGCTAAAGCTATCCTACAGTTGATATGGGAGAGAGCAGCCGATGCTGGTGTTGTGAAGTCTAAGAAGATTTCAGGACGCTTTGCTGGTAAGAACGAACAAGGTGCTTTCCTTCATAACTACTTCCCTCACTTGTTTAAGAAGAAGTTATCTGATGAAGACATAGCTGAGATGGTTAAAGTATGGGGTTCTACTACAGCTAAAAGCTCTTTGAAACGTCAAGTTACTGGTTCTATTGCCTTTATTAAAGAGAACTTTCCACAACACGCTGAGAATATGGTTACTGACCCTGTTAGAGCTTTAGAGTTATACACTCAAGCTATGACTAAAGCTATCCACGGTAGGACTATGCTTAATAACTTAGCACAGTTAGACCTAAGTATGGGTAAAGGTACTTTCTTGCCAGCATTGATGTCTGAGAAGGCTTTCCAGATACTTAAGAGACAAGGTAAGTTATCTGAACAAGAAGCTCTACACTATGTAAACTTTGACCACAGTTCTTTAGAAGGTCATAGAGTACATACAGATATGAAAGGTTTAGTTGATGACCACTTTGATGTTATACGTAAAGGTACTTATGGTGAGATAGCTCAGTCTGTTCTAGATGTTAATAATGGACTTAAACGTATCTTTGTATTTGGTTCTATGTTCCATGGACAAGCTCTACTTACTTCATTAGCTTATTCATTAGGTGTTAGAGGTGCTTATCACGGTCTTAGAGGTACACCTAATAAGGCAATGACTGATGGTACTATGTGGACTGACCTTAAGATAGGTTCTGGTGAGTTTAAAGAACTAGCTGAACACGCTATGAGACACGGACTACAGATTATTAACATTAAGAAACAAGAGTTAGTTACTCCAGGTAGAGAAGGTGTTAATAACCTTTTAGATAAACTAGGTACAGGTGGGAAGGTAGCTAGAAAAGCCTTTGATACTATTGACTATGTTACTTGGGAATACTTTCACGATAGATTTAAACTAGCTGCCTTCTTACGTAAAGAAGAGCAAATCATCAAGAACCTTAAGAAGAAGGGAATGGATGATGATGCTAAGGCTAGAAAGATAGCTGGTGATGAAGCTGCTGAATTTGCTAATGATGCCTTTGGTTCTTTAGACTGGGACAACTTTACTACTAAACTATTTGAGTATGCTGCTGAG